GTTAAAAAACCGCATCGTAACACCTCATCTGTTGAGCAATGAAAACATTTGAAACCATTTACGTTCCAGAAACCAATTCCTGGAACCTCCAAAGGATCGGGCAGGAATCGCACCTGCTACGCATGCGGGGATTTCGCCTTCCGCTGCCCTGTCGTGTTGCGTCCACGCCATCATGGGCCTTTCCTAGCTTGCGTGTCTCTGTCCACGCCGCCGATCCTCGCAACACTTAGCAGTTGCCAGCTTCTACTGCTTTCGCAGTTACTCGTCCGCCAGCCTCGCAATCATCTGCTTATCTGGCTCCATTGCTTACCTTAAAGCCTTTCCTGCGTGATGATCCGCAAAAGGATCGGGCAGGACTGGCTACCTGCTTGGCGTGGGATACGCGATGTTCCAACCACGCCGCCGATCCTAGCCGCTCTCGCGGTTACTCTACCAAGGCCGCCCTTGCCCATCCTGTCGAGGTTGTGCAACTGGCGATTGTGATTGTTGCGGTACGCTTCGCTCTAGCTTTGCATAACCTTTGACGCGATTGACTTGCGACGTTGTTCCGTTGTAAGTGTTATCCTCGACGCCAACGCTTAGCAAGAGGGGGTAATTGCATAGCTGCGATGTGTCCGACACCTTGCGTTCAATCGCTTCGCAGATGGCCTTGAGCGTTTGACGTGCGATATTTCTAGGCTTTTCATTGGGATGCCATAGGTTCAGGATATCCCGAACCTTACGGCCTTGATGCTCGCCAGCGATGACCTCCAATTCGAGTTCAACGTACCGATCACCGTTTTTACTCGTCTTCTCGCTAGTCGATGCAATCACGGCTTGATACTTGCCAGCTGGTATCGCTCCGGCGGGCTTCGATGCTTCGTACTGGTCTAAATCAAAATCGATGTTCACTTAACTATTCTCCAAACTGAATTTCACTGGCCGGATCAACCTCCGATGCGGCTACGCTGCCACTCGGCTTGATCTCGTTTTTCGTTAGGTATGGATAGAAGGATGCGATTTCCATCGGGATCTCATCCGGCATACCTAAGCGGTTTTTCGCTTCGATGCTTTGCATGTTGTTGCAGACGATCACTCTATCCCCCTTGGCCGCTACTGTTCGCTTACCTTCGTCTGCCTTGCGTGCGATTCGACGATGTTTGCAGAACAACACCTCGTCGCACCATTCACTCACGCAAGCCGAGCCGACGCGATGCAAAGCAGGTCGATAGTAGTTGTATCCGTCTCCCTCTGGATCGGCGAACTTGTCGATAGTCTCATGGCAAGTCAGCACAATGTTTCGCCCTTGTTTCCAAAGGTAGGTTAGCCCTGCGAATACGTCCTGCCATGCTTTCGCTAGGGACTGATAGCCCTTACCAAAGCCAATGTCCTCGATGGTCTTTTTGCCGTGTGCCGATGCGACTTCGAGCATCAGCAACTTTTCTAGCCAATCGACCGTATCGATGACGATTGTAGCGTAGTCCGTTTGTGGAAGTTCCATCGCTAAGAGTTGCTGAAACTCTTTGTAGCTGCGTATAACGTCCGTCGAATCGCACTCGATATCCCCAATACCGTCTTCCATATTCAGAAACAACGGATGTGGGAATTGACTTGCCAGCGTTGATTTCCCTACGCCCGGCTCGCCGTAAATAAGCATTCGACGCGAACGCGATTGCTTGCCCTTGTTGATCTTCATTAGAACCTCACCTCCTCACCGAACGCTTTGAACTGTTCGGTATTTAAGTCATAAACCTCTTGCATGGCACCGGGATCGATTGCCGACCAATCAACCATAAAACCAGCGTCACGCATACTCTCAAACTCTTTGTTTAATGCCGCATCGCAAAGTTCTCTAGCGTGCGTTTGCGGGAAGCGACGGAATGTCATCGCTTGCCCTTCGTCAGATGCAATCTTGACCCAAAAGCACCAGTTCACTTCGCACCTTCGCTTTCTGTTTCGATAACCGGAGCACAATCAGGGCACACCGCCGGAACGTAAACCGTCAGATCTTCATCCAGTTGAATCACTCCCTTTAAATCATCCTCATCGAAGATCTTGATGTTCCCAGAAAAGCGAAACCCAGCGTTCATTCCTTCGTGCGAAATATCATCAAGTGCGTCCATCATTTTCAAAATCAAACGCATATCTATTGCACACAAGCTTTCAACGTTTTCCATCACTCACCTCCCATTAAAAACCACAACACCAACCCGACCACGCTTAGCACCGTGCCAAGCTCGCAAAGGTCGTTGATTAAGTAACTCATTCGCAATCGTCGCAATGAGTAACGCCCGCAAATAGGATCGCCGCAACGCCCGCAGCAAAACCAAGACCGAGACAACCGATAATCAATGCAATAAGGGCCATTATTTTAGTTCTCCTTTCGCCTTGAGAATGTCGCGTCGCTTGGTGGCAAACCATGTCCAAGCCTTATGTGTTCGCTGGGACGGCCTATTCTTATCGAACCACCTTGCAGCTTCTTCGTTATTGTTGCCGTTCAAGATTAAGGTATCGCACGCCTCTATCTCTCGCTCGTCGTACGGCATCCCGTCGCGGCTGTACTTGGTTGCTTGAGTGGCGGACGGTCGCTCTGTAGCCGCCACCTTAGGGGCAGGCGGAGCCATCACCGTAGTAATCGGCGTACGCTCCATCCAGTCATCCACAATCATTGCCTGTTGCTCATACGTCAACGCCAAAAACGCATCTCGCACTTTAAAAACGCTCATCATCAAACCTCCAAAAACTGAATATCGTCAAACTCGAAACCGTCAAAGAACAACTCCTTGAACTTGATTTCAACGTACGTCGTCATTTCCCCTGCTGTCATCCCCGCAGGAATGCCAGTCGCAATCGTTCGGGTCGATTCAATAACTTTGCCACGGTTGCGGATTCGTCGCACGAAGTAAAGTTCCACCGGCTGATACAGTCTCATCGCTCACCCCTTCGCACTCGTTCGCCAAGTTGCTTGCGTAGGTCTTTAGGCTTTTCGCCTGTGACCCTTGCCGCTCGATCTAAGCAAGCCTCACCGACAAACTCGCTGAGCGTCACGCCCTCTCAGGATGCTGCTTTGCGGATCGCTTGCACCCATGTAGCGGGCTGCGTTGTGTCTAGTCGTGCGTTGCTACTCATCTTTCTCATCCCTCCTGATAAAATCCAGGAACTTGTGCAACTCATGCGACGCCCTTGAAAGCGTCAAACTCAACTCGATCATCTTGCCGAGATGTGCATGTCCGACGTGATCGCCTTTCGACGTATCTGGCATCAGGTCTAGTTGCTGTGCGATTGCGTCAAGGAGCATAGACGCCGTGTTGATTTGTGCGTTGTAATGGTCGTGTATGCCGCTCATTGTTACTCCATGCCCTCCTTGTTGATGTAAAACCGCGTATTGTCTTGATCTTGAATCCAGCCCCATGCACCATCGGCAATAGCCTCGTCGGGTAGCATGTCGGAAAGCATCGACTTTGCTTCCTCAAAGTCCCTTGCGATTGCAACTCCGTGACAAGAATCCGTCTTGTATGGGTACTCAAAAACAACATCTGGAACCACTAGGTAATCTACTTGCAACATCTCTCAACCCTCCCAAGAAAACTAAAGACTAAAACCAAGACCGCCTTCGCGGTTTCGCCGTTCCCGGCTCGTTACACTGCCAACAATGACAGGTAGCAATCCAATTCGTCACCATCTAGTTCCTTGCCGTAAAGTTCAACGCTAGTAGGCACGCATGATCCGTTATTAGCCTTGCGGCATGCTCGTCGAAAACGAATCTCTGATTTTACCGCCGCCTGCAAAGTGCGATGCTGGCTGAGTATCGTCTGATTAAACGTGTCGACAACTTGATAGGGGCAGGAATTGTTTTTGCGTGTCATCTGATTAACCCTTTACTTTTAGAAACTTGCTAGCACCCGCTAGCGATGTACTAAGATTATCGACCGTTTGCCTCAATTTCAAGACTACTAATTTCAAAAGTTAGTAGTTTTCGGTCAAAAAGTGCGTGCGGCCAATGAAAACACTGGGAAAAATTTATTCCGCCGATACGATTTTTTCGTAAATGCGATACGCTTTCGAGTATTCCAAACCCCACAGAGGCCCGTGTTGCTGCGTGTTTTCCCACTCTATCCAGCTTGCGGCATGGGCGATTTCGTGGATCAGTGTGTCGAGTTGCTCTTGCTCTGTCAGCGTCGAAGATATGCGAATCAGGAAGTGATCCGGCATCCGCTTGCAATAGCCGCAAACCGTGCTTGATACGCGACACCTACGCACCGATATGGACAGCGTAGGGTGTTCCGCTTTGAGTGCGTCACGCAGTTCGCAAAACAGGTCTTTGCCCATTTTGTCACTTCGCTCGCATGTGATCGAATAGCACTCGTTCTGCTTTGCCATCCCAATAGAATCTGAGCCAGTGCGACCCTAGAGACTTCGGGCCTAGCATCCGCTCAACCTCCCAGCCGTGATCGCCATCGCCCCAAGCATCCTTGTACCCTGGACACCGGATGTGGAGTTGCTCATCGTGGTAAACGTTGCCGTGTATTGACAATCGCTGCCTTGGGATCGTTAGCGACCATTCGTCGTGAGTGTGCCCGGTCAGAACGATTTCGGAGTCCGGCGTCATCACCGCGATTCGGTTTGTTTGGATCGTGCCCCGCGTTACCGGGCCACCTCCGCCCGTACCGTGAAAGTGATAGAGCGTCACCGAGTCCTTAGCACTGCGACTGCCCTCGCCAACGCGAAAGCGAAATATCACCCACCCGCCGTATCCGCTAGCCTCAGTGATGCCGCTATGAGCACGCAATCGCCCCGCTAACCTATCCGTCAAGTCTGTCTCGTGTGCTTTGGTGATCGCTGTTTCGTGATTGCCTCGACCCATCACGGCAAAGATATCCTTGTAGGGCTTGTAGTACTCGTACGCCGTATCGACTAAGAGGTCGAAGTAGTTGCTACCTTGATGCTCTGGTCTTAATGCTGACTTGTCTGCTCGTTTATCCCATCGCCCTTGCATCGCACAAAATAGATCGCCGTTGTCGATGATTGGAGCATTAACGGCTAGGGCTTCGTCTAGGTGTTTACGCTCGAGAGTTTGATCGCACTTTGGGTTATCGTGGTGGACGTCTGACCGCAATAGCACCCACTGCTCCCAGTCTTTATTCTTGGTCAGTTCGCAATTGATCTCGATTACATTGCGTTGTAGTTTGTTGAGTCTCCAAGCCATCATCCCGCCTCCAAATTGCTAGTGCTTCCTCAACGGTCAACTCAGTCTTGCCAAGTTTGCGATTTACCCAGTTGTGCAAATTGTAGCCCCAAAGCCAATAGGCGTACGGCGATGAGAAGTCGGGCGGGTTTGCCGCTTTGTACTCCGCGTAGTCTTTGCGACAAGAGCATCCGTAGTTGGGGATCGTCAATTCCCATTCAGCATGCCAGACTGAATCGCATCCGTCGTAAGCGTGAAGGGCCAGCCATGCGTTAGGCAGTGGCTTGTTAAGACGCGATGATGCATAGACTACGGTGCCCTTTGCTGGCGGTTGTTTCGCCGCTAGCCGCATCGCTCGACGCATCACCTGCTTTGGGTCGAAGTATTCGTGCGGAGTCACTATGCAAACTCCAGAGTCACCGTCGGAAGCGTAAAGCATATCTCCCAGTTATTATCTACAACCGGCTCGCCAATGGTGCAAACGAGGTCAGTTATATCGCGTCTGCATGTCTCGTCGCCACCGCTTGCTGATTTCCTCTGTGCCAAATCTGGGCAGTCTTCCAACACTGGATTAATGTTGCAATTAGGGGCAGTGTAAACGTAGCAGTCACCTCCAGCACCAGCACAACCTTCGACGGTACAAAACTCGTAAGGACTGCCACAAGAAAGTTCGGCTCCTGCAAAATCAATCGGATAAGAGTTGCCCTCGGAATCAATGCCGTATCCGCAAATCAAACGGTCGATTCCAGGGTAGTCGTCTTCGCACAAGTACGAAACATCGCCCACGCATGTACTAGAGCAGCCGTTGCCATCAGTCACGTACGCTTGGCTTTTTATCGTGACGCCAACCTTTTCTAGTACAAACGGACAGGTAAAGATTAAATCTCCGTTTTCGTCAATCGCTTGGCAATAGCCTGGGTTTAAGTCTCCATCGCCCCAGTCTGCAAGCGGCTTGTAGCAGTTATCAACTAGGTTCAATCCGCATGGATCAATCTCTAGTTCGCATCCGGTTTCGCCACCGCAACAGGATACAGGCGGCTCGTCGGCGTCGGTGATCGAAACTGGCGTTGTCGGCAACGTGTCGTACAGTTTGATACGCGAAACTTTGAACTGATAGACAATCCCGCCGTCACCGGCTAGCCAGTCCTCAGCAAGATTTTCCGGGCATGCGTCAGAGGTTGACCCCGTAACCGTTGTCGTTGTGTCTGTGAAACTGCAAAAATCATCGCGGTAGACACCAGTGCAAGTCTTTGTGATGGAAGCGTAAGACCCAGCCATACCGCTTGAACCACCTGCCGCATCCGCTTTAGCGTCAAATTCCCATGTAGACGCAACGTAGTATTTACAAGTTGCTTCCGCATCGCCAGCACACTTAACCAACACCTTGCCAACGCTCACCGTTATCTTGGTCAACTTGCGTTTGTTTACCGCAAAGAGTCGCACGATATCCAAGGATGAATACGCTATGTCTTGAACGTGAATGCAAGGGCAATCCGTCGCTGGAAGCGATGACGTGTATGCTGTCTTGATGTCGTAGATTGCGACGTTGTAGGACAGATCGAAGTTTTGCTTCACCCACAAATGGCAATCGTAAATCCAAGGCTGGCACGATAGAGGAAACTCCGCAACGTAGCAGCATGAACGCCGCTCGAATGTCGCTGATGGATATGTCGGCGGCTCCGTCACTCCGTTGCAAGTCTCGTAGGGTGCTTTAAGCGTTACCGTCTCCCACGGCATCTCTTCCGCTGTTATGCAACAATCGCAACAACACTTGCTTAACTTGCTCACGCCAGCCCCCTAGCAAATTTCCACCGCCGAGAATTTATTACCGATGCGAAACAACTTCAAATAAGCACCGTTTGCAATCGCTGAACCCATGTTGACTAGGTTCACGTCGTAAAGGTCTTCGAGTACGTTCGCGTCAGTTATCCGTTTAACCTTCGCCGTTCCAGTGCCTAGCGTAGTTCCAACCCTCGCTGTGATTGTACTCGTTGCGACTGCTATCAAGCAATCCGCAGTTTGTTGTGTGGGATCGCTATTGCCGCCGGTGCTTGAGCCGCTGCCGATCATCCGAAGCAACTCTAAGGAGTCGGCATCGTTGAAAGCGTAGAGAACTTCATCAGGCATTAGGATGTCCTTATGAAGGATGAGAAGTTAATTTCCTTTTTGCACCTGAACGTAAGCGTTGCTGGCGTTGCCGCCTTCGCCCCGGTCGTCCCGTTTAACGCTCCGATGATGCCGAACGTGTTGGTATCATCCATGTAGCGTTTTAGTCTGTTGTTATCCGCTGCATCGATCCAATACGGCCCAACGTCTAGCCGCAGTTCGTCGTGCTTATCGGGGTCGTACGTCACCTTGTACTTAACCCGCCAAGCCGCAAACCCTGCGTACGATCCTAACTCAGCCTCGACGACTTCGAGTAGCAAGGTTCTCGGATCGAATATCTGCCCGATAGCGTCAAAGGATGCTTGGTTGACAGTGTCGTTTCGATCTAGGAACACCTTGAGTTTTTGCCCTGCGTCCTCGAATTGCACGAAGGAGAATTGGCAAAGGGATCGCGTCTCAGTTAGTGGCGAATCGAACGGAGTGCCCGCTGAGTTTACCGGCTTCTTAGCGGTTGGCGTAGTTCGATCCTGAACCAACACCCGCTCCTTAGTCACGAAGGAATCGATCTTAAAGACCGGCACCCACGAAGTAGGGTCTGGACTATCTGGATTCTCTTGCGACTGCTTTTGCTCTTCCGTGCCCGTCTGAAACTTTGCGTCAACGTTCCAGTACAAAGGATGCTTCTCATCCCGCTCGGCGGTCAAGTCATCGCATACCAAGCCCAAAGGCCCGTATAGCAAGCCTACGCGGGGCAAGCCTGGAGTCTCAGTAAGCACCGATAGACGCGAAGTGAACTTATCATCGGTCTTGACGCGAAAGCTCCAAGCCTCGCCGAAGACTAGCGAGAAGCCCTGCCCCTTGCGTACAAATCCGCTGCCCTTGCGAAGTTCCGATCCTACTAACTCATTCGCCATCGTGTTACCTCCTAAAAGCTAGTCGCGGGGCGTTCTCGGCCAACTCGTTAGCCTTCCTTGCTTCCTTGAGCAAATCTTCGGCCATCTTCTTTTGCTCGGCTTGCTGCTTGTTCTTCGCGTTCTCCTGTTGCATGAACGTAAAGGCTTCTTTAGTGCCTGCCTTGAGCGTCGGTGCGATGTTCTTGGCGATTTCTTGACCGCTCTGCGTACCGAACCGCATGGCCGCTTCCATCGCTGCTTGATCGCCTTGCTGACGGCTCAGGCCCTTATCTGGCCCTAGTGCTACCATGCCCTCGATGCGTTGCAGTTCGGCTTGCAATTGCTCTTGAGGTGATCGCATGCCCTCTTTCATTTTCTCGGCATCTTGCTCGGCTTGCTTCTTCTGCTTCGCTTCCTCGATGAGTTTGTTTAGAGTCTGGTATCGCTTTATGTCATTCTCCGAATACCCTGCGGCTTTTTGCTTTGCCGCCATGTATTCGTTTTCGCTCATCGTCAACTGGTCGTACTGATCGCGGAGCGACTTGAGTTCCTCGATCTGCTTTTTGTTCAGTTCATCCTTGGCGATTTCTGCCGCTTTAGCCTTTTCCGCTGCCGCTTCTTCTTTCGCTCGTTGCTTGGCTTGCTCGGCTAGTTTACCCGCTTCCGCGTCGGCTTTCTTTTTGTTCTCAAGCCTCATCCATTCGGCGTGCATTGCGTCTGCAATTGCATCCTCTTCGGCTCGTGCCAACTCATTGAGGTTTAGCAGGTACTCGTTCGACTTACCTTGAGCATAGGACACTAAAAAGCCCCAGCCTTGAGCAAACGTGCCTAGCGTCGAGGTCAATGCCTTTGTTCCGCCGCCTGATGCTTGCGTGCGAAATGCCTCGAGTAACGCTGTAACCGCTGGTGTGAGTTGCGTGCCTATCTCGATTGCCAACGCCTTAACATCGCCGCCCGCCTTTGCAAACTGACCCGATAGAGTGGCGGCTAGTTTCTCGTTCATCCCTGCGAAGCGTCCGCCCTCTTCGGTTGCACTCTTAAACGCATCGGCAACCATCTGGGCACTAATGCCGCCTTGCTCCATTTGCTTCCGCAGTTCGGTCATTGCAATGCCGGTAGTGCGGCTAATTTCTTGCAACGGATTAAAGCCCGCATTGACCATTTGCAAGACTTCCTGCCCCATCAATTTGCCGTTGGCTTGCACTTGACCAAATGCCATTGCGAGCGATTGAAACTGCTCTGGATTGCCGAGTGAGATAGCCGATAGTCTTGCTAGGGTCGGCTTGATCTGATCCGCCGTTACTCCAAATTGAAGTAGCGTCTTACCGGCTCGTGCAAAGTCCGAGAAGTTGATAGGGGAGTCAACGTCGAGTTTCTTGAAGTCCGCCATAATACCGGAAGCGGTTTTTGCTGATCCGGTCATTACCTCGAAGGCAACCTTCGTTTGCTCCATATCGGCGGATAGGTTGATTGCGGACTTGATGCCGCCGATAGCCGCACCTAACCCAACGTAGCCAAGCGTGAGATTCTTTACCGCGTTGATTGCGGATTGTTGCGCTGCAATCGCTTCCGTCTGCTTTTGCGATTCCTTCGTGGTCAATCCAAGTTGCGACTGCAGCGACAATTGAGCCTGGCGGAAAGCATCGGCGGAGATGGTACCCGCTTGCAGTTTGTTTCGCAGTTGCTCCATCGACTGCGTGTATTGAGCCATTGCACCCGTAGGCACCGTTATGCCGAGTTTCTTGGCTAATGTCTCCTGCGTTCGTGCAAACGCGTCAGCCGTTAAACCACCGGCCTTAAACGCCCTCGACAGTTTTTCGAGTTCCGTTTCGTACTTGTCGAACGGATCGATTGACTCTCTCGCAATGCGTGCGATGCTATTAAGTTCATTCCGCGTAAACTGCCCATTCTTTCGCAGTTCCTCAACATCTAAACCCACCTTGATATTTGCGACGTTGATCGTTTGGGCCATTTACTTTGCTCCTAATCCAAACATCGCTTTCACCTGTCCTGCTATTTGCGTCGATGCTTTAGCGGCTTGCTTCAGCATCGTTTTTGCGCTCCGTTTTGGCCGCCTGTAGCGACTCGGCATGAAGTCAGCTACCTCCGGCATATCCTGCCCGGCTCTAGCGTATAAAGGCAAGTTGATAGCGTGAATAACGGACGCGGTTTGCTCCCACTCTTCGCCGATAGGCTCGATTGAGTCAAACGCAATCCACTGATTCAACGCTCCCGATGGTAGGCTCTTCATCCATGCCATCGGGTCAACAATCCCCCATCTCAACGCAAGCCGAAAGGCGATTGCTAGCCGCCGGTTGCGTCTGATTTTTTTGCTAGTGCTTCGATCTCTCCCGCGTCGTACTCGGAAAGCTTTAAGGCTTGCTCGTACAACTTGCCGATAGTGCTTTTAGGTAGCGGCTTGAGTGCGTCCGAATCCTTAACGATACGTTCGCCATCACTCCCCACCAAGCAATACGACACAAGCAACCTTCGATGCTTCGCAAAATCGAACTTCTCGCCCGCTTGCATTGCGACTTCCATATCCGCAGCATCGGACTCGCAAAGTTCACGAAGCGTAAACACTTCCGAACCGATGCGAACCTCGATGGTACGAAGTGGACGCGATGCCGCTGCAAGGAATCGATCTAGTTCACTACTCATCGTCATCTTCTCCTTCGATGATCCGCTTCGCTTCCTCAACGAACTGCCGAGAGAATTGCTCAGGCGGTAACACCTTAACAGGATGCCCTAGCGATTGCTCCGCTTGTAGTTCAAGCGATGCGATAGCGTCAGCATTCAGTTCGTCGTGTGGGAAGTGAAACAACGCTTGTAACTGCGATTCCTTGCCGTGTGGCAAGTAGCCAACTAGCACTTCATCGAAGGTCACCTGAAACTGTGCCAACGGGATCAATACCCCGTCAGCCCTTAAACCCATTTGTTGCTTGAGAGCAAACATAAAAACCCCTTACTAAGCCGCTGTGAATGTCAAAGTCGTTGCACCGTCAAACTGCAACGTATAACTGCCTTTCATGATAACTCCCTTTTCGCACGAAGGGAATTTCACGTTTTTCACGAAGGCTGTGCCCTGGACGCTTCCGGCTCCTGGAAATGTCAAGGTTACTGCGATTCCCGCGTATGGCTCCGCCGATGGAATCATTGCAGTAGTGATCGGTGGAGAAGCACCGAGCCAATTGAACTCGATTTCGATTTCTGGATTCTTCCGCAGGTCGCTTGGTCGCAATTGCTCATAGAGCGTCGTGCCCAAGTGCGTGATATCCAACGCATCAACCGAGATATTGAAATCACCGATGCGAGTGATCTGAGTTGTAACCAAACCAGTCCCCGAGATGGTTGCCCCCAACCCGGTATCTGCAACAGTCAAAGCGGCCATGTTTAAGGCTCCTTGTAATGCACCAAGAGGTCGAAACTAACCAGATACCGATGCTCTTGGTTGCCATCGGTCGGAGGATCTTGCATATATTCATCGCCGCTATCGAAGTCGATACCGCAAAAGGTATAGCCATCAACAACACCGCGAAACGAATCGATTCCAGTCTCACGAATTGCCCTGCTGATCGCACTTGCCGCCGTTCGGGTTAGTGCGAAACATTCGAGCGTTATTCGTGCGTGTGCCGACTTACCTAGCCCGCTTACCATGTGATCGCGTTGAGTGGAAATCACGTAGTAAATCACCGCTGGTAGCGTTGCCTTTTGCACCAAAACGTCTGGGTACATGCGTTGCCCTATAAGCGTTGAAACGCTTGCATAGGAAAGCAACTTTGTACGCAACGCTTCACCAATGGCACTCATTACGACTCCCCGCTGATGATGCCGATGGTACGCGTTGCCGCTTCGCTTGATCCGCTGACGATGCGAATCACCTTGACGCCCTCGAATACATCTGGATTCAAGGCGATGTATCGGCTAGCCCCTACGTTGACGCTGTACTGCGTCCCCTCGTTGTAGAGGTTGTAGAAGTTGGTTCCTTGATCGGATGACGCTTGAAACGTAAACGCCGTGCCATTCAATGCCGAAGGCGTGACAATCGCAAGCGGTACGCGTCCGCCTTGCATCGTCAACGATGTTGAGGTTGTACCGCTCGATGCGATGGTTACAGTATCTGTGAGTGTGATGTTTTTAGCCAAGACGTAACTCCTTTATTTCCTTTTGCAATCGGTCGAGAAACGCCGCTTCCGCTTGCGATCTCGTTTGGTCATACGCCCGAACTGGTGCCCGCTCGTTATTGGGGAAGTTCGCCGTTTGTGCTTTCGTGCCCACGGTTGCATAGTATTGATTCCCGCGACGCGAAGTCCTCAAAACTTGCTGGCCGGGCTTGCCCCAAAGATATCGAGTGTACGACGTGCCTTTTTTGTACGGCATAACGAACTGCTGCTTATTGCCCTTTGGATACTGGGCACCGACATAAACAACCACGCCGCTTTTGCCGACCTTGTGGCCGATGTGCTTGCGTGAGTCGTTGCTAAATGCGGGATTGTCTTTGAACTTCTTGCTCCAACGCTTCCGACTGCCGCTTTCCCTCGATGATCTCGATAGCGGCTCTGTGGCCCGTGCGATAGGCTTTGCAAACTCGCCCAAGCATCGACCAAACGGCCCGTTGCGAAGCGTTAGCGGGATCGCTCCGATTGCCTTGATTAAGTCCATGTTGATTTCGATGCTGCTACCCATTACATCACCACCGAGCAGATGAGGTCGATGTACCTTCGCAAGCCATCGACTGGGTTAATGTGCGTGATGCCGTAGTTTTCGCCATCGTAAACGACTTGCATTTGCGTATTGTATCCGCTTCGATACCTGACGCGAAAAACCGCCCTTGTACCTGCCTCTAACTGCCTGCCTCGCATCGATTCGGTGCCGCCCGTTGGGTAATACTCGCAAGGCTCGCCCACGACGTAATTAGACCACGATACAACCG